GGACAAACGACCGGCGCTCGCATTAACGCCATTTTGGACACTATCGGGTGGCCTAACTCGATGAGGACAATTAGCACCGGTCAGAACACCTGCATGGCTGACCCGGGGACTACGCGTACATCGTTGGCAGCTCTTAAAAACGTAGAGTTTTCCGAAGGCATGGGCGCTTTCTATATGAACGGTGCCGGCACAGCTATTTACAAGGATCGCACGTCCGTTATCAGCTCGCTGGCGGCTTCTACAACTGCTTTCAATCAGACCGGCGGTATCCCTTACAGCTCGGTTAAATATGCCTTCGATGACAAGCTCATTATCAATTCCGTGACTTTTTCTAAAATAGGCGGCACGGTTCAAAATATCTATAAGCAATCTTCTATCGATACCTATTTTCCGCATAGCCTCAATCAAGACAGTCTCGTGTGCGAGACAGATGCCATCGTTAATAACGTAGCCCGTGAGTACGTGGCGACTCGAGCTGATACGACAATCCGCATCGATCAGATGCTCATTGATTTACTCAATACGTCAGTACCGACTGACACAATCTTAAATCTGGATTATTTCAATAATCTGCTGATTACCAATACAACTCCACAAGGATCCACAATTACTAAGAATTTGCAATATCAAGGAATCCAATGGGATATAGCGCCTAACCGTTTTGACGCGACCATTACGACCCTTGAGCCTATTGCAGACGGATTTATTATCGGCAGTGCGTATTACGGCGTACTGGGAACTAACACATTGAGCTACTAGGAGACAATCATGGCAACTGGATTACCCGCGGCAACAGGCGATATTTTAACGGCCGCCACCGTCAACGGACTTATCACCTTTACGGTTGGTTCGGATCAGACAGCTGACTACACGGCGGTATTGACCGACCAATATCAGGTGTGTGTGCCTATGAACAAGGCAACAGCAGTAGCCTTCAAAATCCCTACCAACGCCTCAGTAGCGTTCCCAGTAGGCACAGCCATCACAATCCTTAACAAGGGCGCAGGGCTTTGCACAATCTCAGCTACTACCTCAGGTACTACCACAGTCCTATCAGCAGGTGCGGTAGCAGCTTCTCCTACTTTGGCTCAATACAAGACAGCCGTCTGCATTAAAACTGCTACTGATATTTGGTACGTTGTAGGTGGCGTTGCATAATGATAGGCGCAATTACAGCTGGGCTATTTAGTACAGGGGTGGCAGCTTCGACGAACTCTTATGAGTCCATCGCGACTACGGTCGTAGGTTCAGGCGGCACTAGCACAATAACTTTCTCGTCAATTCCTAGCACCTATAAGCATTTACAGATTCGTTATTTTGCTCAAACTAATAGAGGAACTTACGGCGTAGATTCTTCGTTAGTTAGAGTAGGAGCATCTTCAGCTGATACTGGCGCTAACTACAGCCGTCATAATCTTTATGGCGATGGTTCTGCGGCTTACGCTGGTGGTACTGCCTCAGCAACTTCATGGACTGGGGTCAACGATTTTGGTACTTCTACAGGTGGGATATTTGGCGTAGGTATTTTTGATATTTTGGATTATCAAAATACTAATAAAAATAAGACAATGCGTGAATTATCAGGTGTTGATCATAACGGCGCTGTAGGTGGATTTCAGACTGGCACAGTAACCCTTAATTCTGGCGGCTGGTACAGCACTACTGCTATTGGCTATATCGAAATTAAATCACAAACTGGGAACAGTTTTACACAATACTCATCATTCGCGCTCTACGGAATTAAGGGGTAATCATGGCAGCAGGATCAACTTATACCCCGATAGCAACCACTACAGTATCGGGCATTTTAACCACAGTAGTAACATTTAATTCAATTAGCGGCTCATACACAGATCTTGTACTTGTCGCTAGTGGTAAAAATGGAGTGGCAACCGAGAACCTAGAATTGCAAATAAACAATGATACGGGTGCTAACTATAGCCGTACAGTTTTGAGCGGTAATGGAACATCTGCTACATCTTCTAGAGCCACAGGGCAGACTAAAATACGTCTTGACGTAACCGCTTATTGGGATACTACAAACATTTCTAACGACGTTATCCAGTTTCTCAATTACTCAAATACCACGACATATAAGACAGTTCTATGTAGAGCCAATAACGCTGGAATAGGTACAGATGCAACTGTCGGCTTATGGCGTTCTACCGCAGCTATTATTCGTTTAGACCTTTATCCAACAATAGCGTCTGGCGATTACTTTGCAGCGGGATCTACTTTTACCCTATACGGAATCGCGGCGGCATAATGGCTAATACATACACTTTAATTTCATCTACAAATTTAAGCAGTGCTGCGACAAGCATCAGTTTTTCTTCAATCCCTAGCACCTATACAGACCTGCAATTAGTAGTAAGTGCAAGAGGAACTACGACGTTGGCTAACGGCGGATATGTATATCTTTTCTATCCTAATGGGGCAACTACCAACCTAACGTCTCGATATATCTTAGGCACAGGGTCAGCAGCTTCTAGCGTGACTGATACCGCGCCTTTTGTGTACATGACTCCTAGCGACTATACGGCTAATACTTTTGGTACATCTTCAATTTATATGCCCAATTACGCAGGCTCAACAAACAAATCATTCTCTATTGAGTCGGCTATGGAAAATAATGCTACAGCTGCACAAATGAATATTTTTGCTGCACTATGGTCACAGACAACGGCTATCTCATCGTTAACAATAACTGCCGCAGGTGGCAGTTTTGCAATAAATACAACCGCCTATCTATATGGAGTCAATAATGCCTAATCCAACACGAATCGAAATCAACTGCGAGACAGGCGTGGAGTCAGTCATTGAACTTACCGACGCTGAGGTTGCTCAACTCGAGAAGGATCGAGTAGCAGCAGAGCAAAAAAAGAAAGCCGAAGATGCAGCTGCCGCTGCTCTTGAGGAACAGAAACTCGCGGTGCTTAAGAAGCTAGGCCTTACCGCAGACGAAGTAGCCGCGCTCCTTTCATGACTGTCTCACAAAACGGCTGGCCAGCCTCAGCAAATCGCGCAGACATTAACATTAAGTCCTACGCCGTACCCGGGTGCAAAACTGTAATCGCCTGCGCTGACAAAGCTGCGCCGCTCATCGTGGCTTTCATGGCTGAATTCCATAAGCTGATTGAACCCATTGATGAAGGCCAGTTAGATGACTGGGGTTATCACTTTGCGCTGATTCCCGGATCACAGGATTACAGCAATCATTCCTCGGGCACGGCCATCGACATCAACGCCACTAGACACCCGTGGGGCAAAATTGGAACTTTTGAGCCGGGCAAGGTACCCATGATTCAAGCGCTCGTCAAGAAATATGGCCTGCGCTGGGGTGGGGATTACCACGGGAAAAAAGATGAGATGCACTATGAGGTCATTCTTACGCCCGAACAAGCTAAGAATCTAATAACTAAACTAGGGCTAGAAGCGAGTCACGTATGAATAAAGCATTGATAGCAAGCTGGGGGCGTTCATTCCTTGCAGCTGTATTAACTCTAGTCATGGCAGGTCAGGTCGATCCTAAGACTTTAGCTATGGGCGGCGCAGCTGCCGTAATTCCTGTAATCCTTCGTTGGCTTAATCCCAATGATTCAGCGTTCGGCGTTCAGGGGAAGTAATGTCGCAACAGATGCTAGTAACAGGGGTGGCTATCGTCACCCTTGCTACTGCATTTGCCGGCGGCGTCCGCTTTTTAGTAAAGCATTACCTTAGTGAACTCAAGCAAGATGGAAACGGAGGCCATAATCTCAGGGGCCGCGTGGATCGCATTGAAGTTCGAGTCGACGAGATATATCGACTGCTATTGGAGCGGAACGGCTGACGGCTTACCCGTCGTAAACCTTTGAACCGCCTCAATTTGATTACCCAGGCGTATTTCACTTAACCCACGCATATCGAGGATAGGCGCATCGACGCTGGCGTTGAGCCAATGTTTATTTTCGTTCCATAGGTTGCGAGCCGTAGTCGCCTCGTCTACAAAGAGCTGCATATCGCGACCTCTTAGCTTGAGCGTAAATTCGACCCGTTGCCTGTGGGCATTTTCGTATACGTAGTCGGTTGAGACAATAAGCAAATCTCCAGGATTGATTACACGATCATCAAAACCATAGCCATATAGCTCTAGTTTGCCCTGCATCGTCGCGGTGCTAGTCACGCTGGTAAAGCCGTGAGGTTGTAATTTGGGGGAAGTCATGCATAATCCTTTCA